CGCTGGCCTTCGCCCTCGCGCTGCTGGAACGCAAGAGCGGCGCGAAAATCTACATCGTGGCTGCTTCTTTGAAACAGGCTTGCCAGTCCTTTGAGGATATTCTGTACACGCTGCGATACCGGGAGATCATCGGTGATTTCCGGGTGCGTGACAACAACGCCGAGCATTCCATCTCCATGACCTTCTTGGATGACCTCGGAAGGCCGGATGGCTCGATCGACATAGAAGCCCTGGCATCCAACCCGGACGCCCAGGATTCATTCAACTGCAATATCGCCATCGCCGACGAAGTACATGCCTTCAAGAAGGCCAGCCAGTACAACCGCTTCAAAGAGGCGATGAAAGCATACACCAATAAGCTGATGATCGGCATCACCACCGCCGGCGACAACGTCAATTCGTTCTGTTACCGCCGACTGGAATATGCCGTGAAGGTCGTAAACGGAACCATCCAGGACGATTCCCTGTTTGTGTTTGTTTCCCGCGCCGATCAGGATGAGAAAGGGAACGTCGATTACACCGACCCCATTCAGCATCAAAAGGCAAATCCGTCCTACGGCATCACCATTCGCCCGGGGGACATCATGCAGGACGCCCTTCAAGCGCAAAACGACCCACAGCAAAGAAAAGACTTCCTGTCCCGGTCTTTGAACATCTACACCACGGCCATGAATGCCTACTTCGATCTGAACGAGTTCAAGACCTCGGATGCCACATACAAGTGGACGCTGGATGAGCTGGCGAAGCTGCCGATTGACTGGTATGGCGGCGCTGACCTGTCCAGGGTGCATGACCTCACGGCGGCGGCGCTCTATGGCGTGTATGGCGACGTGGACATCATCATCACTCATGCCTTCTTCCCCATCACAGAGGCGGCGCGGAAGGCCGAGGAAGATGATATCCCGCTGTTCGGCTGGCAGGATGACGGCTGGCTGACGATGTGCAACAGCCCCACCGTGAATTACTCAGACATCGTGAACTGGTTTGTGGAGATGCGCAAGCGCGGCTTCCGGATCAAGGAAGTCGGGCATGACATGAAATTTGCCGGTGAGGAGTACATCCCGCTCATGAAACAGGCCGGATTCAAGATCGCAAACCAGCCGCAGATGTATTTCATCAAGAGCAAGGGATTCAGACACATCGAAAAGGCCGCGAAGGATGGCCGCTTGTACTATCTGCACTCTGATGCGTATGAGTACTGCGTGGCCAACGTCAAGGCTATAGAGCAGATGGACGATCTGATCAAGTACGAGAAAGTCCAGCCGGAACACCGCATCGACCTGTTCGACGCTTCCGTGTTCGCCTGTGTGCGGATGCTTGAGGGCACCGTGAAGAAAAACAAAGCCCGTAAGTGGTTTGGGGGTGACTGACTGTGAATCTTTTTGAGCGCCTTGCCAATCGCTGGCGCGGAAATAGGAAAAGGGATGCCACTCCCAACAACGGCGTAGCCGTTTGGCTGGATGGTGGTGATCTCTGCGTTCCTGGCTATACCAGGCTGTGTGACAACCCGGAGATCATGACCGGCTGTTTGCGCATCGCGGAGCTGATCGGCTCCATGACCATCTACCTGATGAGCAACACCGACGAGGGCGATGTGCGGATCGTCAATGAGCTGTCCCGGATGATTGACATCACTCCGAACGGCACCATGACGCGCAGCCAGTGGATGACAGCCATCGTCATGAATCTGCTGCTGCACGGCAACGGAAATAGTGTGGTGGTCCCGCACACACACAACGGCATATTGCAGAGCATGGAGCCTATCGCGGCCAGTCGTGTGAGCTTCCGTCCGAAGCCTGGGAGCTTTCGGGAATATTCCGTCGAGATCGACGGCGTCCCCCGCTCCCCGGAGAGCGTGATGCACTTCACCTATAACCCTGATCCGCGCTACCTCTGGAAGGGGCGCGGCGTCACGGTGCTGTTGAAGGACATCGCCAACAATCTGAAACAGGCCCAGAAGACCGAGAACGCTTTTATGGCGTCCGAATGGAAGCCGTCGATCATCGTCAAGGTGGACGCGCTGACCGAGGAATTTGCCAGCCCGGAGGGGCGCGAGAAGCTGCTGCAGAGCTACGTCAAGCCCCAGCGGACTGGTGAGCCGTGGTTGATTCCTGCCGAGCAGTTCCAGGTGGAACAGGTGCGGCCCCTGACGCTGGCCGACCTCGCAATCAAGGATACCGTGGAGCTGGACAAACGCACCGTTGCCGCCGTGCTGGGCGTCCCCGCCTTCTTGCTGGGCGTGGGAGAATACAGCCAGGTGGAATGGAACAACTTCGTGCAGACGAAAATCAGGGCCATTGCTCTGGGCATCCAGCAGGAAATGACCAGAACGCTGATCGTCTCTCCCAAGTGGTATCTGCAGCTTAATTTCTGGTCTTTGATGGATTACGACCTCAAGAGCACCAGCGATATTCTGCTTGCCGGTGCTGATCGCGGCTATGTGTGCGGCGACGAATGGCGAGATCGCATGCATATGTCTCCGGCGGGACTAAAGGAGTTTAAGGTGCTTGAGAACTATTTGCCTTATGACATGAGCGGCAAACAGAAGAAATTGATCCAGGATGGTGAATGAGATGGAGTGTAAGAGGATTGACGAATTCCCGGATTACGGCGCTATGCCGGATGGTGAGATTGTGAATCTGAATACCGGATATACTTTGAAAGGCAAAATCGGTAATGCTGGATACCGGGAGGTTACTCTCGTTTCTGGCGAGAAGCACTTCACCAGATCAGTCCATCGGCTTATAGCTGATGCATTCTGCCAAAAACACGATGATTCAGATGAGGTCAACCACATCAACGGCAACAAGCTGGACAATCGTGCCGAAAACCTTGAATGGGTGACGCATGGAGATAATATGTTCCACGCTTTCAACACTGGGCTGATGCCGAACAACGCAACGCCGAAGCCCGTAATCGCGACCTCGATGGATAGCGGCGAACAGATGCAGTTTCCGTCGATCTACAAAGCCGCTCGTTTCCTTGGCATCAGCCAAGGAAATATTTGTTTGACTTGTCAGGGAAAGCGCCTATATGCTGGCGGATATTAATGGAGGTATGCTGATTGAAACCCGCAAAACTCACTTGTCCCCACGCTCATTACAATGAGCGAATGTATATCAACTGTGAGATGTCCGGCGACCTTTGCGCTCACCAGAGATGGTGCAGCGGAAAGGGATGGTGCATTCTCACGGATCAGGCGGGAGAATGTCCCGCGAGAAAGGAGAAGAACGATGAACGAAAAGCTAAGACAGCTTCGAAGCGTCGCAACAAAATTTGAGACGCGAGAAGATGGCGATGAGCACGTGCCGCACATCTCCGGCTATTTCGCCACCTTCTCTGATGTTTACGAAATCGCGCCTGGACTTACCGAGAGTATTGCACCCGGCGCTTTTTCTCGGACGCTGGGCGGTGACATCCGCGCCCTGGTCAACCACGACACGACTTTGGTTCTCGGACGCACCAAGGCTCACACCTTGGAGCTGAAAGAGGACGAGCGCGGTCTCTGGGGAGACATCACCATCAATCCGAACGATGGCGATGCCATGAACCTGTATGAGCGCGTGAAGCGCGGCGACGTTGACCAGTGTTCCTTTGGATTCGAGATTGTCAGCGAGGAAACCGAAGTACGACCTGACGGCTCTGTCCACTGGACGCTCAAGGAAGTCAATTTGTTCGAGGTGTCCGCATGCACTTTCCCGGCCTACAAAGAGACCAATATCTCCGCGAGATGCGCCGAGCGCGATGAGATCAAGGCCAGGGATCTTGAGGCGTGGAAAACCAAGATGAAGGAGGCATTGAAAGATGCTTAAGACCTTGCTGCTGCGAAAGCGGATCGACAACAAGAAGAAGGAGCTGGAAGCTCTCAAGGCCAAGGACTTCTCCGAGCGCGAGGCCCAGCTGAAGCAGGCCATCGACGAGGTGGAGACCGAGGAGCATCGCACCGAGATCGAAGCCATGGTCAATGATTTCGACACCGAAAAGGCCGATCATGACAAGGCTATCGCCGATCTGGAGCAGGAGATCACCGGCCTGGAAAAAGATCTTGCTGCCGAAGAGGAAGCCCAGGACACTAACCCGCCTGCCGAGCAGAAGCCGGCAGAGGAAAGAAAGGATGAAAAGGACATGAAGCACCGCGATTCCAACGTCACCATGACCATCCGTGACCGGCTGGCCAACATGGTCACCCGCGACGAGGTCAAGGATTACCTTGTCGAAGTCCGCACCGCCATCAAGGAGAAGAGGGCCATCACCAATGTCGGCCTGACCATCCCTGATGTGATGCTGGAGCTGATCCGCGAGGAGATCGCCCAGAATTCCCGCCTGCTGCCCTTCGTTAACGTCCGTCCCGTGACCGGAACCGCCCGTCAGAACATCACCGGCGCGATTCCCGAGGCCGTCTGGACTGAGATGTGCGCCAATCTGAACGAGCTGGCCCTGACCTTCAATCAGGTCGAGGTTGACGGCTACAAGGTTGGCGGCTACATCGCCATCTG